ATTGCCAAAGTCAACCGTATGGAGCGAGCCTTCGCTATTGCTCCTACAGCGTCCTGCAGCTACCGCTACAAGGATGTGGATGGGTACACCACCTGTCCTGAAATTGCACCTCCCATCGCCCGTCAGGTGGACCGTGACAGCGGTACCTTTGGCGTCCAGAGCTTTGACTACGGTCCTGTTGAGATCGCAGCTGAGGTTGGCTGGGATGCATATAAGAAAGTTGCAGATGGGATTATGCGGATGCTTGATAGCACCGGCCTACTGCACGGTTACAGCTTCAATAGTTGGTCTGATGTGATCACCTATGACGAAGCGTTTATTCAAGACTGGCTGAACTCTCCTCAGACAAGTCTTTACTATTCGCTTCAAGTGATGGGTGACACTCAAGACAAGACCAGCGCATACGCAGCATTGGAGGAGTCAGAGGTCACTAATTACTTGGAGTCTTTGTTGAATGACCCTGCTCCTGATTGTAATTGCGGCGAATGAACCCTTATCAGAAACTACTTGATCGTAAAAGAACCTGGACTCCGGTCCAAACGACTGCAGGCAAGGTTGCCGAAGGTGCGGAAGAAACAATTTACCGCGCCTTGGCGATCCGCCACATGGAACTCCCAGTTGGTGATTTCATTACTGACACCCTTAAAGGTGACGTACCACAGAACGCCAGGGAGTTGCTCCTATCCAACGTCAAAGACGAAGAGAATCACGACCTGGCTCTTGGTTACATCGCCAATGCTCTTGGTACTGATCCGAAAGCTGAGGCCGAAGCACTTAGGCTTAGAGAGGCGTGGACTTCGCATCCGGATCACACGATCCTCAAGGCACTCGTTGCCGAGCGTGCAATTTTCTTCGTTCTACTCCCATTCTTTCGGTTTAATGGTGACGCTGGATTGCGTACAGTAAGCGCCGACATTTCACGTGATGAACAAGTCCACGTTGCTACGAATAGTTTGGTTGCTCGTGAGCTTGGTCTCGATTGGAGTCCTTCTTTGGATAAGCTCAGAAAGGCAACAATCAATTGGGTACTTCAACCTCTTGGTAATTCACCCAATAAATATCTAAACAAAAAATTTTGGCTGGATGCAAGCGACCGCTTGATGTACGAGGGTAAAGCACCTGAGCTTTCTGACACCAGACGTGCTCGTATGCCAGCGTTCTTTGAACATGCAAACCCCAATCTACCTCAGTACGCTTGAGGCTAAAGGCGTAACTCTTCAAAGCATCCTTCACGAGATGGAGGATGTGTTTCCACCCACAACTTTTACACCAGAAGATTCAATGGAAAAGATTATGTACCGCTCTGGTCAACGCAGTGTTGTGGAGTGGATTAAAGAACGCATTGAGGAAGACGACTAATCATGCCGTATTTTAGAAACTACCGACCGCAAAAGCCACAGAGTAACTTTGAGAAGGCGATGCAGTTGTCGCAAGGCAATCCCTCGGAATTCAAAGCACAGTTTGCGGCTCTTAACGATGGATTTCAAAGTGTTAATGATCGTGCACTCAACCGTGTACTGAGAGACACCTTTGAATCCAAGCTCAGTGGCATGGGGATTACCGATTACAACTCTGCCTACTCAAAACTGTCAGGCGGTCAATCTCTTACCAGTAACGCCACGTTGTCCAACATGATTAACAATGTTGGCTCGCTAACACCTCAAGAGAAACCCAATAGTGGTAATGCTGACCCCAACCAAGGGACAAGCAGTGGTGCTGGAGATGAGATTAGTGACTACGAAAAGCAACCAAAAGGATACGAAGATCTCCTAGCCAGCCTTGGAGATATGTTCCAACAGCCTGACCCAATGCAAGCGGTCGGTGGTCCTGGCTCCGCTCTTGATGGTGGTGCTACTGGCTTCCGTCGTAAGCGTTCCTCAGCACGTATGGCTGGCTTAACTAACAAAGGTACCTCTGCATTAAAGATCACTGGTCAGACGAGTAAGTCGTCCGGCCTTAACATTGGCTAAGAAATGACAGCAAAATCAAGGTATGACTATTTAGCCTCAGATCGTTCCCAGTTTCTAGACAAAGCAGAAGAGTGTTCACTGCTGACTCTTCCTTACCTGATCCATCAGGATGAAGACACACGTGGACCACGTACGTTTAAGACCCCGTGGCAAAGCGTTGGTGCAAAGGGGGTAGTCACTCTGGCATCCAAGTTGATGCTGGCTCTACTGCCTCCCCAAACCAGCTTCTTTAAGCTGCAACTCAATGACAGTCAACTTGGTTCTGACTTCCCACCCGAAGTCCGTTCAGAGCTGGACCTGTCGTTCGCCAAGATCGAACGTTTGATGAACGAACAGATTGCCGCATCTGGTGATCGTGTTGTTATTCACCAAGCAATCAAGCATCTGGTGGTCGGCGGTAATGCTCTGCTGTTCATGGGTAAGAAAGGTCTTAAGCTGTACCCGCTAAACCGCTTTGTAGTAGAACGAGATGGTAACGGCAATGTGATTGAAATAGTCACGAAAGAAAAGATCAGTCACAAGCTACTTGGTGACTTCATTAAAGACCAAACGTTTAACTACCAAGACGGCGAAGACAAGGATAAAGAGTGCGACATCTACACGCACGTCCGTCGGGAGAACAATCGCTTTGTCTGGCACCAAGAGGTGTACGACAAGGTGGTCCCTGGCTCCATGGGTAAGGCTCCATTAGAGACAAACCCGTGGCTTGCGCTTCGCTTTAATACCGTCGATGGAGAGCCGTACGGGCGCGGAAGAGTTGAGGAGTTCCTAGGAGACCTGAAGTCTCTTGAAAGCCTCATGCAGGCGCTTGTAGAGGGGTCTGCGGTGGCTGCAAAGGTTGTCTTCACTGTCAACCCAAGCTCTACTACTAAACCTCAGACGCTCGCCCAAGCTGGTAACGGTGCCATCGTCCAAGGTAGACCTGATGACATCGCTGCTGTCAGCGTTGGCAAGACAGCTGACTTCCGTACTGCATTTGAAATGGTGCAGGTACTGGAGCGTCGGCTGAGTGAAGCCTTCCTGGTACTCAACGTCCGTCAGTCGGAACGCACAACTGCTGAAGAAGTGCGGATGACTCAGATGGAATTGGAGCAACAGCTCGGTGGTCTCTTCAGTCTGCTGACTGTTGACTTCCTTGTGCCTTACTTGAACAGGAAGCTTGACGTTGCTCAGCGAAGTGGTGACATCCCCCGCATCCCCAAGGGTGTGGTCAGTCCAACCATCGTTGCTGGTATCAACGCATTGGGTCGTGGTCAAGATCGAGAAAGCCTCACGATCTTCCTTACGACTATCGCTCAGACCATCGGACCTCAGGCGCTACAGCAACTGATCGATCCGTCTGAAGCAATCAAACGACTTGCAGCTGCACAAGGTATCGATGTACTGAACCTTGTCAAAGGTATGCAAGAGGTCCAGCAAGAGCGTGAGCAAGCAATGGCTATGCAACGTGACATGGAAGTCACCAAGCAGATCGGTCAGCTGGCTAGCACTCCTTTGATGGATCCTTCTAAAAACCCCCAAGCAATGGAGATGATTAATGGACAAGGCAACGCCGTCCCGACCGAAGAAGGTCAAGACCCAACCCCCGGTAGTTGAAGAGTCCGAAGTGGCTACACCTACCTCGTTTAACGAAAACAAATACGCTCCCCGTCCGAAGATTGGTAAAGCAACTATTGGCACTCCCAATCGCGTAGAGACTGTGGGACTTGGAAACCTTAAAGTAATTACCACCAATGGCTACACTGACGTACGATCCGACGGAAACTCCTGAAGGCGAATTTACCCCAGAAGAACAAGAATCTCTTGCGGTAGGTGAAGAACTTGCTGCTCAACAAGAGGAACTGCTAGCTGGTAAGTTCCGTGATGCAGAAGATCTGGAGCAAGCTTATCTTGAACTACAGAAGAAGCTTGGAGATCCTGAAGCACGCCAACAGGAAGAAGAGTCTGAGGAAGAGTATGTAGAGGACAACGAGGAAGAGGTCGCTGACGGCAGCTTCCTTGATCAACTCTGGGAAGAATCCCAAGATGAGTACAGCGAAGAGACGTTGGAGAAACTCCGTTCAATGTCTCCAGAAGACCTGGCTCAAATGTATCTTGACTATCGCTCTGGTCAGGATGAACCCCAGGCTGAGATGACTGAGCAAGACGCTCAGACCATTCGCCAGTCGGTTGGAGGGGAACAAGCCTACGGCAACATGATGGTGTGGGCGAAGGATAACCTCTCCGACAATGAGATTCAGATGTACGACGAGGTGATGAACCTCGGCAATCCGTTGGCTGCGTACTTTGCAGCACAGGCATTGCGCTATCGGTACAACGATGCAGTGGGTGTTGAAGGTGAACTTCTCACTGGCAAACCTGCTCGCAACGAAGGTCAGTCATTCCGTAGCCAGGCAGAACTGGTACGTGCGATGAGTGATCCTCGCTACGAATCTGACCCTGCATACCGTGCAGATATTGCTGCAAAGCTTGAACGATCTGATCTCAACTTCTAATGAACGACACAAACATCTGGCCTATTGAACCCCCTGTAATTATGTCTGATCACCCTTACGGCGTACCCCATAACGAACGTGCTGAACTCCTCAATGGTCGCCTGGCTATGCTTGGCTTCATGGCTGCTGTGGGTGCTTACGCACTAACCGGTCAAATTATTCCTGGTATCTGGTGATGTACAAATCAAAATGCGGATCCTCCCACAAAGGCTCTAAAGGTGGTGGGAAGAAAAAGTAATGGCTGACAAGAAGAAGTCGACCAAAGTCAAAGGTGCTGACGGCAAGGCCTGTTGGAAAGGCTATTCATATGCTGGCACAAAGAACGGTAAAGACAAATGCGTCAAGACCGGTTCTAAAAAGAAGTAATCACAGAGGCTTCCACTTGGCGAGTAGGTGGGAGCCTTTCTTTTTGAGTAGATGGAGATAAGAAAGTTCTTTGCTATTAAACAATGATTCCTCTTCTAACTACTCTGTCGGTGATCACTAGTTGGTATGGTCCTGGATTCCATGGGAACCTGACTGCCAACGGTGAACGATACAATCAGTACGACCTTACTGCAGCGCACAAGACACTCCCGTTTGGAACCAAGCTACGTGTTTGCTACAAGCGATGTGCCGTTGTTCGGGTCAATGATCGTGGTCCTTACATTCACGGTAGGGGTTTAGATCTCAGTAAAGGTGCGGCTGATGTAATCGGTCTCACTCGCTCTGGAGTTGGACGAGTAAAAGTAACTCGACTTAACTAACTTCATGACTGCCACAATTGCAGCTTCCCCAAGGAACGCTTGGGATACTTTCTGTGACTGGGTAACCAGCAC